TGAGGCCGAGCAGATCCTTCGCCAGCATCCCAGCGCCAAGCTGTGGGCTTTCGGGACATCAGTCTGCGATATCACGCACGATCCATCCCGCCTCAATGGCTCGATATACGAATGCTTCGCCGGGCTGGATCTCGATAAGGACCAGCTTCACGGCACTTATATCGGCCGTGCGCTTGCCGAGGCCGCCAAGCTCAATCCCGAGCGTGTCGCCGTGCTGTCGGATGGCGGGACGGAAGACAGATCGCTCCTGCTGCGCATCGCCGACAGCATGACAGGCACGATCGACGCCTATTACTGCCATCCAAGGCGCGAAGAATACCAGCTAGAGCACTATTTTGTGTCGGCCGATGAGATGTGGCGGCGCTATTCGCGTGGAGCAAACAAAAGCCTCATGCAGGATCTGGCGCGCCGCGGCGGCGGTCGATTTGCCGAATATCCAGCACAGGGCATTCACTGCGAGGTCAAGGACACGTCAATGAGCCATCAGCGCAAGGTCTTCGCTTTCGGTCCGCAGGTCGATATTCAGGCGCCTCAGAATGAGGTCCATCGCGTCACAAGGCGGATAGACATCTATCACGACACTGAAATCCACAATCACCACGGCGAGACGCGTGAATTCACTCACGGCGAGCCGGATAGGGTTTCCATCGAGGCTGGCAGAGCGCAGGTAAGCGTCAATAGGCCCGATGGCTATCACATCGAGCACCATGAAGCGCCCGAGCCGGCACGGGGGCTATGGAAGACGTTGCTTCTCGGTCCCGGCCGGTCGAGCTACCGCGGAGAGCTGAAAAGCGCTCCCGCCTTGCCGGCGCCGACGGATCAGTCCGTGCGGATGATCGCTCATTTCAGCAAGGACAAGGTGGCGCGCTAATGTCATATGAAGACGACATCCGAGCCGAGCTTGCCCTCACATGGATCATGAAAAGCCGGCGCAAATGGCTTGAGAAGGAGCTAGCCAAGATTTCGGCAGCCGGATCGCCGAGAATTGAGATAAGGCCCGATCTCGCCGCGCCGCAAAGAGCCGCAGAAGCCCCGAGATCGGCGGAAGGCCAGATCGCGATCGACGGATCTCCTGAATTCATCGCCGCCACGGAGGCCGCTCTCCGCAAACTACAGGGCACGCCGTCTTGGGTGCTGGCGACGAAGTTAAAAGGTATTCGCCAGGCTAACGAGGGGGAGCTTACCGGGGAGGTGAGCGGCTATTTGAGCGACGGCATATTTCACGCTGGCCAATCGATATGGCGATCCAGCGCAGTCGAATATGCTTCTGGCATTGCTCATGAAGGCGCTCATGCCACAAGGCCGGACTTAACCGGCACGGAAGCGGAGAAAATGGCATTCAAGGCGCAGGTGAAAGCGTTGCGTGAGATGGGCGCGCCACAAAGAATAATCAGCCATTATGAGCGCAACGCCGCCAATCCAACGCATCATCTCGACTGGACCGGCCCGAGGCGGGCGGCATAATGCATATATTTTTCAGCACCCTGATGTTTGGCTCTTTTATGCTGTTCAGCGTCGCGCTTGCCATATGCTGCACGCCTCTCGCAATCGCATGCGCGATCATATCCCTGGTTTCGGCGCTAATTCTAAGAGCGCTAAGCGATAACCCGGCACAGCCCCTGCCAACACCAGAAAGAGCGACTCATTATCAGACGGACTACCACCACCATTACACCAATCCGACGCATTACCATCACGGCAGGCCGGGCAGATGACGAGCTATCTTATTGCGATCGCGCTCACTATCGTTTTGGGAATCATCCTGTCAGCGATTGCGTTTCAAGGACCAAATGCATTTCCGCTTGGGCTTTGCCTGATTATCATGGGCCTGACACTCGTTGGCGTCATAGGCCAGAGCTGCAATTGCCTGTCCGCCAAGTCCGGTAGCGCGTCGTTGTTCGACCCCAAATCATGGGGCTTTATACCGCGCGGCCGAGACCCTGGGATTGGCTACATGCGCTCAATAAATCCATGCCCACCCGAGACAAACCTCGGACAATACGGCCCGGCCGCCCGCTATGACGGTATATTGATCACGGGAAGCCCTGAATTCGTTGGGCGGACAGTCGCGGCGCTACGTCGGCTGGACGGGCTGAAGAGCTATCGCTATGCCCTGGCGCTGAAGACGATCACGGAGGCAAGGCTTGATCGGCTCACGCTTGCACAGGTTACGGGACGGCATGCCGAAGTTGACCCGCGCACATCACGTATGAGCTGCACGATCTATGCCGGCGTAATCGTCCACGAGGGCGCGCATGTCATTCATGGCGCCGGACATGGCCCTGTCTATGCTGCTCAAGCAAGGGCGCTCGAAGAGATGGGTGAACCTTATGCCGCCAGGACAGCGACGCAAATGGCTTCGAAGTTTTAACAGAAGGAGAAGGCATGGTTGATCAAAAAATCTGGAACCACCCGCATCATGTCGTAAAAATTGACAAGCACGGCAATGAAACAGTCGTGGCTCAATATGATACCGGCGTGAAATCAGAAGGCGATGCCCTGACATCTGGCTGCCTTGATCCAAAACACCGTTACGAATCCAGATACGGCGATGCATCCGATCGCCTGGAGCAAAAGACGGGCTGGTTTGGCGGCAGGAAGCCTCGATATCAGGTAACGGAAACCGATCCGAGCGGACAAAAGGAATGCTGGGGCAAGTTTGGCGATCCAAAGCGGGCGGATTTGGCCCGGCGCGGTCTTGAAGGGCATGCCGAGGGCACGAATTCAGCCTGCAAGGCCAAGGTCAGGAAGTTCTGGAATTTCTGACCGATTGCACATCCGCAAAACCACAGCTTGCACGGGAGGGCGAACAGGGGTAGGCATGGGCTTGGCCGTAGTGCCAATACCTTCCTTTCTGCGCGAAGTAGGCTTTGATCAGCCGTGAGATGCAGTCAAACTTAGCCCCGCCCTTTTGGAGCGGGGTTTTTTTCGTTATCGGCAATTCACCGTTTCCATCGTGATGCAAAGCGCGTCCTCATAGGATTTCGCCTTGAATATCGACTCCTCATAAGCCTTGATATCCGCTTGACTGACGCCAACCTTGCGCATGGCGTCGGATACACGGCCCATGACAGAGAGCACATTGCCATCCTGGCCGACAAGCTTAACCGTCACATTCGGGAATTTCGGCGTCATGAATCCTCCTCGATCAATCGCGACTATCTCATAGTCGATTTCAATTGACGGCGCAACGTTTTTCGAACATAGATTTCTGCACGGATTTTCGAACGACAATCATATGCGATTGCGCTTGGAAATCGACGATACGGAAAACGGACGTTTTATGGAGGCGGGAAAAATGAACGAGAAATTTACACACGGGCCTTGGAAGGTTTTCATTGACGACACAGGCGGAAAGTTGACGGGTTGGCCGATCTCGATTGGCGCGGCCAACGAAGAAGACAAGTCGATTGTAAGGCCGGGCGGGCATTACCCCTACGAATGGGATGCCTCAATGAGCCAGACAGAGGCCGTTGCCAACGCGCATCTGATTGCCGCTGCGCCGGATCTCTATAAGGCCCTTGATGCTGCCAAGAATGCTCTGCGCAGCTACCAGTACGGAAACGCCAGCCCTGAATTGGCCGAAGCTATTGCCGATATGGCGGATAAGGCGCTCGCTAAGGCGGAGGGTCGCGAATGACCAGCTTAGGCTACATGCGCATCAGCACCACCGACCAAGACTTATCCCTGCAACGCGATGCCCTGCTCTCGGCAGGCATCGACCCGAACCACATCTACGAAGACACGGCATCCGGCAAGCGCGATGATCGGCCCGGCCTGGAAGCCTGCCTGAAAGCCTTACGCGAGGGTGATGTCCTGATCGTCTGGAAACTCGACAGGCTGGGGCGCTCGCTCCCCCATCTCGTCAAGACGGTCTATGGCCTGCAAGAGCGCGGCATAGGCTTTCGCGTCCTGACTGGCGCACCGATCGACACGACAAGCTCGGCTGGCAAGCTGGTGTTCTCGATCTTCGCTGGCCTGGCTGAATTCGAGCGATCGTTGATTGTCGAGCGGACTGAGGCGGGGCTTGTCGCAGCTCGCGCCAGGGGGCGCATCGGAGGCCGTCCAGCCGTGATGACGAAAGCCAAGGTCAGGCTCGCCCTGGCATCGATGGGTAAGCCCGAGACGTGCGTGACGGACTTGTGTGCTGAATTGGGCGTAAGCCGGGCGACGCTATATGCGCATGTCACGCCCAAGGGCGAGTTGCGCGAGGCCGGGAAGAAGGTGATGGAAGGCCGTTAAGCGGCCTTCCTATTCTCCAGCGTATGTATCGGCCCATCCCGGAAAAACCACGCAGGCGACACGTCAAGCGCCTCCGCGATCTCGGCAAGCCGATCAGACGGGATGCGATTGATCCCCGACTCGTATTTGTTGATCTGCTGATATGCGACGCCGAGGGTCTTGGCCAGACTGGCCTGCGTCACATTCCTGATTCGCCGTATTTCCTTAAGGCGCTGGGCGATCTTCAGTCCATGCTCCGTCATGCGTATTGGTGTTCTCGACATTGCAACCTCCATATGATTCGAAAATCATATCACGCCAAGGTTGCGCAAATCTTGATGGATCGATTTACCGTGCATTAAACCGCGCGGCTTAGACAGGATGGGCGGGGATTGGTTTAGCGTTCCTCGCCCCTGCGAAGATGTTCCAGAAGGCTCCGGACAGCTTGCTCCAGCCTTGCACCGTCATAAACGCGGACGCCTGGGCCGCCCTCGATCTCCGCGAGCTGACTGCGCGCTTCATGGGCAGACACCTTCCCCTCACGTCGTTCAGCGGCTAACTTTTGCAGCGCAAGGGATTTGCCTCGCTGCCGATCGCAATGCGCAAGCCAGCGCTCGCATTCGGCCTTAGCCTCTTTGATCCTCATATATTCGCCACCTTCATAAGCTTCACGGCCTTCCGACGCGCCATCGCGCCAAGCTGCTCGACGATCTCGTCAGGCGGTTCGTATTCGCCGGACACCCATCGATGCACCTGGCGATGATTGACGGCCAGCGCCTTTGCTGCCCTGTTTTGCCACTGCTCGCCGAACAGCTCCTCACACAGCTCGACAAGCCGGCGCTGATTGTCGCTCTTGAACTCCGTTATCACTCGCGGCGGATGTCTCGGCATGCATGCTCCTGATTTGCGTCTGGATTGTCATTAACATTACGACAATCCAGACGCAATAAAAGCGTTAAGATGCAAGCAAGCGCTCTTCCCTGGCGCGCTCGGATGCGTGCTCGGCGGCCTTCATCCAGATCTTGCGCTCATAGCCGGTCTTCGTCATTGCGCGACGCCTCGCCTCGATGGCGAGCCAGGACCAATCACGACTGGCGCGCTCCAGGATGCCGTTCGCACGATCGAATTCCTGCTCGGCGGTCAGCGGGGCGTTGTCATTGTTGGCAGTCAGGTTCATGGGATTTTTCCTTTTTGGTTTTGGTTTTGGTTGAGTGAGGCGAGGCGCTTAGCGCCTCGGCCATTCGACGTAGCCAAAATATTGGCCCTTCAATTCGTCCGCTTTCTTGCGGACATCTTCTGCGATTTCGGTTGCTTCTACCGTCCCTTGTCTCAAATCATAACGACGATCTTGCCCGACTTCGCAAAACCAATATTCGCCATCAACCCCTCGCCGCACGTAACGGCGAAGGATCTTCTCGGGCGCATAGTTCTTAGATTGATATGTGACTTTCATGGCTTCCCTCACCCGGCGAACGAGATGGCGACACGCCCGTCACGGCAAAGCTCGATATGGCCTTCAGGGCGAAGCCATACGCAGACACGGTATTGACGAAGCGCCTCGCGGATCTTCGCCAACTTCTTGGCGCCGCTCTTGCAACGAAGCGCGCTCTTGACAGCCTGAGCCGCGTGGTAATCACCGAGGCCGGTCGAACCCATATAGGATGCGCCTTCGATAGCGTTCATGATTTTGCGGGTCAGCGTCATCTCTCATCTCCATCCATTTAGCGTCTCGTCTGTGTCGCTATGATTACGACAATCACCCCAAGCCGTCAAGCAGAAAAATCTCGCTATGGTTGAAATTTTTTCGCTTGCAATCGGTTTTGATGTGTCGTAATGATAGCGACATCGGGAACGCGGAACACAAGACGGAGCAAGGGAAATGACCACAATCACAATCCTCGGATACGAAAAAGAGTGCAGCTGCGATCATTGTGGCCGAGACCTGATCCACGGCGTTCGCACATCGATGTACGGCATCATCGGCGCTGATTGCTTTAATCGCCTCATCAAAGCTGATCGCAAGCGCTTCAGCGGCAACGGCAAGCCGGGCGCAACCTACACGCGGACCCTGGCCAAGATTGCCGAGCGCGACTCGCCCGATCAACGCCAGCGCATGGGATACGGCCCATGGCACTTCGTTTTTGAATTGGCCTGACAAAAGGGCGCCTAAGCGCCCGCCAAACCTCAGTCACAGAAAGCACCCTAATGTCCCGTAATCTTCTCACGGAAACCCCTCCCGATAAATGGGAGGGGTGCGACCACTTAGATTGCTTGCCAGAATGCAAGCCTTGGGATCCGCATTATCACTGCGGACGCCTTGCTGAGATGATGCGGGAAAATCACACCAACCTCCCCGCCACCTCCGCAACGCACGCCACCCAAGCTGCCCGGCGATCCGAGCCGGGCAGGCCGTGAGCAATCGCCGCCTCAGCATCCGACATCGGATGATCGCTTGTCATTTGTTGTACAAAAGTTGTCAAAACTTGTAAATCGCGCCCGGGCAAACGGTGCTTACGCACCACGTGGTTACTTATCTCCTCTCGCCATTCATCGGGCAAATGTTGCATATCAACACGGCTCGATTGCACGCGATCTCCAGCATAATCCGAACCCCTCGGATTCCCCGCAAGCCATTGTTCGCAATTGACAAATTGCTCCAGCGCATTGGCCTCTTCATCAGTCAGCGCACGGTCTAATGGCGTCAAGCGCGCATCGATCCACGACGGCCTTTCCGCCTCCGAAACCTCCATAGCTTGTCTGACAAGTTCCAGCCTGACAGCGCGAGGCGTAAGAGGCGTTGCATAGCGCGCTCGCCAGACCGGCGCGCCGGGAGTTGCGATGTTGTCATGCACAATTCGACGATGGCGCTGCATTTGATCAATCCCCCTAAACCCATCTCAACCCAGACGTGCAATCATCCGCCTATCGCAACTCAATAGGAGGATTGAACCATGCGACGTATCCTGAAAGCCCTTGCTGTCATCGCGTGCGCCGAACTGTCATTGTGGATCGCCCTGGCCGCCGTGGCTGTTATAGGCCAGATGGCCCTGTAGAGCCTCCAGGAGCCGCGAAGACATCCGCCCTATGTCCAGCGGCTCCAAACCCCTTTCGCGGCTCCACGGTGCCTCCCTGGCCTTTCTAGGCCCTATCTACCAGAAAAGCAGATCCTCACCCGGCATCATCGGCTTTGGCGCCTCCTCACCCCTCAACGCCGCGCAATGCCCCTCATGCCAAGCCTTGAGCGCCCGAGCATCGCTCAGCGCATTGTGCGGCGTGACCGACTGGACATCCCCAGACCTAAGTAACCGCATGGTGCATTCGATCGGCATGCGATATCCACTCATGGCCCCTATGCGCGTCATACAGGCCGACAGGTGCTCGAAGTCCGCCGGCCAGTCTGCGATGAAGCGGCATCGATCCAACGGCTTCAGAAACGCTTCCAAGCTCGCCAGGAACGATTTATCCCCCACAGCCTCCTGACCGAGCACGGGGACCACATTCTCCCAGACCCAGCTATCGCACGAATGCCGCTTAGGCACCTGGCGCACCTGATACCATTCCTCGCCGGCATCAGTGACGATGGCCATTGAGATCAGCTCGCCGCCAAGGCTGTTGAATTCGGTGTCGAGATAGGCCCGGGTCATCAATCGACATCCTCTGGAACCGGCTGAAAAACCCATTCAGGGCAAAGCGCGCGATATCGCTCTATATCTGGATTTCTAGCTCTATCCTCAACTTCATCAGGGTCGAACGCCTCAGCAAATTCTTCCCACGTATCCCAAGCCATTTCTCCGCTGTGCAATTCAAACCGATCCTTAACCGTACACCACCAGGCAAAACGCCATCCGGTTTCCGCATCTCGTAAATCGATAAATCGCTTCATTGTTTGATATCCAATATCTTCACACCGGGGAAATGCGTCCTGGCATCCCTAAGCAGCCTGCGCGCCTCGCCGCTCTGAGCCAACAAATCCTCAAGCGCCTCAACGCCCTGACGCGCTGGCATGGCCAGCATAGTCGCGATCTCGTCAGCGCTCCAGCCCATAGTCGCCAGGTAATTACGGATGCGCTGACGGGATCTGGCCTTGGTCACCGCCACTCCTCCGGTATCCATCCGTTCATATGACGCTCCAGGCAGCCATCGTGATACAGCCCACGCTCAGCCCGCCACAGCCTCGCCGGCTCATGCCCGAACCATATCGGGCTTTCATGCCCGCAAAAGCCCCTGCCGCATTCCTCGCACCGCGTGAACAGCCTCCGCTGCAATCTGGCCAGCAGTGATTTGAACATGATCGATCTCCTTGGGTTGACGATCGATTGTGCGGGATGCCGGGTTAGGGGTGGGTTGATGGGGATGGTTGGATTTTAGGTTTTGCCGGGCATATTTACGGCGGCTCGCGCTTCGGCCCATTTAACCAAATCGTCGAAATGCCCCAAGTCAGATGTCACTTTCCCGTTTGGATCGACGATTGCCCAATCGATCCCCCTTCCCCAATTTTGCACTCCCTTGACGCCCATCGCCTCCACGATCGGCTCGCCCGATCCAGCCCAAACGCACCACGCGATGATGCCAGTCATTTCGATGCGACCATCTTCAGGATGGCGCCGAGCTAAATACCATCCCGGGTTTGCTTGAATCGAAATCGGTTCGCTTCCGTCATCCATTAGTTTGATCTCCAATTATTATTCTGCCGTAACCAATTCAGGCCGCTTTAGCTCTCTCGCCAGAAAAGCGATAAGCACCGCCTCCGCATCAGCGTCAGCGTCCCTGAGCTTCTTTAACCCGACACCAAGCGCGAAACGTTCGCCGTTCCAGCAAAGGCTGAAAGCCGTCCTCCTGATGCCACTGCGTGACCGAGCTTGTGTTACGCAAAGATTGATCCACCCGCTTTCAGTCCAATCCTTCAAGACCCAGATCACCCAATTTTCGCAGCGCCATGCCCGGTCATGCAATTGTTTCACAGCCAGCCCTCCTCACTTATTTTTTCCTCAGTCCCTCCCCCAGGCTCCTCAGTAGTTCCTCACTCCAATAAGGACTGGAGTGAGGAACTACTTTTCCTAGGGTCGCCTAAGTTTTCCTCACTCCAACTGAGGAACTGAGGAAAGCCGTGAAACATCGCCCTACTCATCGAACCAATTCCCGCACACAACCCACTCCAAATCGCGCCCTTGCTTAGTGTCTCGCCGCGCCTCAACGAGGATCGCCCCGCTCTTGCGCCACTGTTCAATCATCCCTTCAATGCGTCGCCTATCCCTATCTTTTTCATGATCCAGATCGAGCTTTGAGGCGACGAGGCGCCCAAACCACGCAGGAGACCTCTTGTCATAGCGCTGCCCCTGCCCGACGCGCAGCTCCCTGAACACATCGTCAAGAAGGTCGCGGCTGACATCTTCAAAGAGTGATTTCGGCTTTACCCGCGTAACGACACCGACCTCATCGGCCTTATTCTCTTCATTGCCATTATCCAGATTGACGCTTTCCAACTTGAACCAAGTGGCCTTATTCACGGGCGGCGCCATATTCGACTTGCTGTCGCCGATGCGAAAATAGCGCCACTCCTGGCCCTCTTCCGCGCCTATGGCAGCAGCTTCATCAGGGCTAGCCTTGACGAGCAATTGCGCGTCTCTCGCGGCATCCTTGAGCGCTGAAGCACCGCGGCCATCCTCGACCGTACGTTCATGGCCATTGCCCTTGCGCATGTGATGCACTAGCTCAATGGAGCAATTGCCGAACTCGGCGATCTTGCCCCACTCCTTCACGACCGCATCAATCATCGTGTTGTCGTTTTCGGGAACGGAATGCGAGCTGATGAACGGATCGAACATGGCCACATCGACCTCTTCGGCGCGGATAAAGGCCGTCATGGCGTCAACGATCGGCTCAAGGATCTGAAGCGTCGAGCGCTCAACCGTGCGCGCGAGCTTCATTTCGTAATCGCGGCCGGACACGAGGAACAGACGCCCCTTAATGTCCTCCGGCGTGATGCGATAATAGAAACGGGTCGCCTCGAAACGCCGCTCGATTTCCTCTTGCGGGTCTTCGCCGTTCCAAACCAACACATTGAAGGGCCGCTTGACTTCCATTCCGAGCAAAGGCTTGCCCGTGACCATGGCCAATGCTTCCGCGAGGCAAAGCTGAGTCTTGCCCGTCGCGCCGGCCGCGAAGCGCGCTGAGACGAACTTGCGAATCAGATGCTTCCCATAGAGCCAATCGCGCGGCGGGATGCTTTTTGGATCTTTGCACTGATAGCGCGGGAATTTGAGCTTCGCCGCCATCGCCCTGACATCAGGGCCGAATGGGTCTTCCTCTTTTCTACCGGGAAGCGATGGCGTAACGCCAGGCAGCGCTATGACGTTCTCTGCTGTTTCTATCGGGTTGGACGAAGAGACTGCTGCTGAAGCCTGCGCTCTTGCATGGCCTTCAAGAAGCCCCCGTGCGATAGCCGAGACATCCGGTTCGGGTCCGGCATATTTAAAGGTTTCTGGCGGAAGGCGCACATCATCCCCCGCCGCGCGTTTCAGACCGCTTTTAAGGCTTTCACGAAATTGATGTGGGCCATCGTCCTTTATGAGGCCATTAACGGTACATGCCGCGTGGCAGGCGTCATATACTTCCCTCTCCCCGAGAACCTTGTGGTGGACCCAATTCCCGACTGTGCATGCGACGTTAAATAAGGCGGGATTGCGCCCACCCTTTGTTGCCATCGCCAGTGAATTGGCTTCGGACTGAAGCGCACCGATGGCATACGCGCGCAAGCGATAGTCGCTAACTTTCGATGGATCTACATGCGAGGGAGGCGCGGCCGGGCGAGGAACGGGAAGCCACTTTTTCAACGCTTCATCAAGGCTCGGATAAACGTCGAGCGGAAGTTCCGGGTGAACCTCGACCTTGATCGTGAGAAGGGTCTCAGGCGTTAGCCAAGCATATGGATTGCCTGTGCCGGGATGAATAGTCGGCGGGATCGCGGTTTGCCCATTAATCAAAAACTGAACTATCGTGCTTCCGTCTGGTGCAAGATAGTTCTTGCCGCGCTCCATATCGAAGCCAGCAGGGGCACGATAAAACAGTGTCATTCCACGCCGGCCAGCCTTGGCAACGACATACGCCGGAAGGACAGAGAGAATTGCTGCCGTGATCTCCTGATCGTCCGTGTCGATATCGACGATCACGAGGCGATTATATCCACTCGCAACCGAAACGCCCTGATTCTGCGCTTCCTGATTGATGGCCTCGACCGTCATTGGCGTAGAGCGATAGGCGTCCCAACCAGACTTCATGCACTGCTTTTCGCCGGCCGCTACAGGCATCGGCGAATAGCCGTTCTCCAGCAGCTTCAGGGCATGGCTTGCGAAGTGCCAAGGGCGCGGTAGCTTCCATGGCGGCGGCGCGGACGATGCGGTAGAATTTGTGCTAGATGACTGGCGCTCACGCCATGGCTTGTCCGCTTTCATGCGTACCTCTTTGAATTCGAGGCAGCAAAAAGGGCTTGCAGCAGACCCCAGGGCGCGTTAAGAAATCGCTCGTCAATATGATTTCTTCCTCGCCCTACGAGGAATGATGCAACAGGCCCGGTCGGCAAAACCGGGCTTGTTCCTTTTTGGGCCTCAATGATCCCAAGCAGCCTTATACGCAAGAACATCTCAATTTTCCACACCTTATGCGAGCATCGCAGTCAAAACGGCGCCTCGTTTTGCTCAATCATCCGCTGCAAAGCCTTCTGGCTGCCGACAACCAGGCGCTTGCAGAACTCCTCCCACTGCGGCGGGCGCAGCTCGATCAGGTTGTAGACGCCCACCTCATCCAGGTATGCGCCGGCGGCATCGCCACCCTCGGCGATGGCCTTTTCCTCGTATGCGTCGAGCGTCGTATTGGGCATGTCGTAGACCTTGGGCAGGAGGGATATGCATTTGGGATCGGAGCACGCCCAGACATGGCGCTTGCCACGAAAGCCATAGCCGTTCGGGCCTGCATGGGCGCGGCAGACGGCGCATAGGGTTTGCAGGGCGTTTTTCATGCCGTCTCTTCCTCAAGCTTTGGGTAAGCTAGATCGGCCGGCATCTGGCGGCGAAAACGCCAAGCAAGCTGCGTGAGGTAAAGCGACTGCTTTGGAGTTAGTGGTTTTTCAGGCATATGCTCCGCATGAAAAATCATGTTTTGAGCAAATCTCTTGTGTCCCGAGCCAGGCAGGAACGTCACCCCCTTAAAGACTTCGGCAATCTTCTTCTCTCTTGGCGTCATGCCGCCACCTCCACGCGCGCAGGCAGCCTATGCGCCACCACGCGCCAATATTTGCCCTCAGGCTTCACCAGGATCTCACGAGGTGGCGCAAGATCGCCCAAGCGCTCCAGGGCTTCCGTGACGGTCAATGGCACTGGCCCGCTATGCCCTGCCATCTTGCGCCACCACGCCATGGCCATGCCGCGCGCGCGCTCGCTCTCCAGCGATACCCACTCGTCATAGGATTGCAGGCCGCAGCGATAGCTCACACGCAGGCTGTCTGGGCGGCCTGGCTTGGTGTGCCGGGAATAGGTGACGCCGTTGACGGTCAGCCATTTGGGCGGGGTGATGGAGGCCATCACGACCGAATGGCTATCGGCGCGCGCTTCGTGCTTGGGCTTTTCAGGCGCCGGGTAGACATATCCGCAATCCGGGCACGCCCTGCACTGGATCGCGATAAGCGAGGCGCATTCGGGACATTCCTTGGCACGGATGTCTTCCGGCTTGATTTTTTCGATATCGCCGCTTGATCGGTCGCGAATATTAATCGCATCCACGGGGCCGTGGCGGGCCACCACGCCGGCATAATCGAGGATCAGGCAATCTGCCTTGCCTTCAGCCAACCGCGTCCCACGCCCCGCCATTTGGACGTACAGGCCCGGCGACAACGTGGCCCTCATGAAGGCCAGCATATCGACATGCGGGACGTTAAAACCCGTGGTTAGCACCTGGACGTTTGTCAGGCAGCGGATATGGCCAGCTTTATAGGCGCGGATGATCCGATCGCGTTCGCCCGTGGGCGTTTCGCCAGTGACCGTCTCGCATGTGATGCCATGGGCACGCACGGCCTTGCAGACCTCATGCGCATGATCGACGCCGGCGCAGAACGCCAGCCATGCGCGGCGATCGCGCCCGAACTCGACCATCTCTTCGACGGCCTCTCGCACATTGAGCATTGAGATTTTCTCAAGGTCGCGCGCGACGAACTCACCGCCCTGCACCTTGACGCCTGATGCGTCGATGCGCGTGTGCGTGGCCTTGGACACGAGGGGCGACAGAAACCCGTCTGCCACCCCATCGGCTATGCCGTAGGAATAGACGACCTTCTCGAACAGCGCGTCTTTGCCTTTCGCCAAGTGACCGCTGTCCATCCGAAAGCATGTCGCTGATGTGCCGAGAATGCGCAGATCAGGCGCCTGCTTCTGAAGATCAGCCAGCAACGTCCGATACATGCCAAAGCCGGCCTTTGGCCACAAATGACACTCGTCACCTATGATCAGGTCGCGCGGGCCGATCTTCTCGCCGTGCTGGTAGACCGATTGGATAGAGGCGAACAGGATTTGCGATCGCGTATCGCGCCGGCCGAGCGAGGCACTGTTCACCCCTATGGGCGCCTGTGGCCAAAGCCGCATCATCTCCTGAGCGTTCTGAGCAACCAGCTCACGCGTATGCACAAGGCACAGGATGCGAAGATGCGGCCAGCGTTGCAGGATTTCCTTGCACACGGTCGCAATGACGATCGACTTGCCGCACCCCGTGGCCAGGTCGATCAGGGCGTGTCCGCCACCGTCGTTCCAATGGTCGTATAGGGCGTCTATGGCGTCGCGCTGGTATGGGCGTAAGGACAAACTCATAAGAGCCTCCCCTCGCGACGAGCAAAATCGATTGGGTCGGAATGTCTTTTTGAACTATTGCAAGATTTGCAAAGAAGCTGCAGGTTGCTTCGACAATTGGACCCACCGCAGGCCAGCGCAACGATATGATCAATCGTCAGCGGCCCCTTAATTTTGCAATAAGCGCATCTTCCCCTTTGAAGACGCCTAATTTCTTCAATGTCAGCTTTGGTAAAACTGCCTTCACAGTTTCTTAGGACAGCCCTTCTCTTGTGGCATTGCGCGAGAGCTGCGTCCCAATTGCTTTCTCTCCATCTTTTGACTGTAAGGTAATTAGCTTTGGGGTTATTTGCACGGTACCTTTTCCCGCGCTCCCTTTTTAATTCAAGATAGCGATCTCGATTTTTGGCTTGATAAGTAATCTGCCACGTCTTCCCACTTTTCTTTCGAAAGCCCTTAGCGCATTCGCAGCACTGGCCGTTGCCGGTAGTGCGTTCAGCGATGTGTCCATTTCGGCATGGCTTTCCCGTGTCGTATCTCACGCATCCGCGCGCTTTGGCTTCGGCCCTGCTTTTTGGGAGTAAATCTGCGATCATGCCAAGCCCTCCGCAACCATAATCGCCCGGCCTATTTCCGTGATAATTTGCGGGACGACGGAATTTCCGTAGGATCTAATTTGCTGTGCTCTGGCGGGAACCCCATTAACCAGCAGGTGAATTCCGCGCTTAACACGCCTCGCGCGCCCTTCGGGATCGACGAGCCATTCCGAGCCTGCCCAGAATGAGCCACGCTCATCGCCATCTCGTTGAGCGGCCGACTGTTCCGCGCCATTGTAGCGGGCGACGCCTCGCAGCTCTTCCAATCCCGCGCGCTGGCTGTTGGCCAAAGCGCCCTCGCCACTGTCGCCAGTCCCACATGCATCTTGCTGCCGTCCGGCCTGATGCCCGTCAGCGACGTTCCCTCCGGCCCCTGCTTGCTGCCTGATGCGTCCCCCGTGCTTGGCGTTGGCCACATCACAAAGGCCACCGCGTCCGGCAGATCGTTCGATCTCGCTGGGTTGAGAAAGCGTTTCGGCTGCGCTCCCCGCTGATCTCCGTCCCTGCATTGGGGCGTTGGCCACAATGAACAGTCGGGCGCGCTTGTGCGGCGCATCGACGGCGCAAGCTGGAATTTCAAACGGCCTTGCTTGGTAGCCCGCGTTTTCCAGGTCAGCGAGCACTCCGTCGAGCGCCATGAATCGCTTGTCATCAAGGCCAGGGACATTTTCGCCAATAACCCATCTTGGCTGGCAATCCCGGATGATTCTAAGCATCTCAGGCCAGAGATCGCGGGCGTCGTCTCGTCCCTTTCGTTGTCCGGCGAGGGACCAGGGCTGGCAGGGGAAGCCTCCACAGATGACGTCCACTTCAATTCCATCTCGGGAAAGAGCGGAAGCTGTAAGAGTTCGAATGTCGTCATAGATTGGCGTCTCCGGCCAGTGTTTGCGCAGGACCGCGCGGCAATAGGGTTCGATTTCGCAAAATGCGGATGTGTGGAATCCTGCACGCTCAAGCCCGAGCGCAAAGCCTCCGATGCCGCTGAAGAGGTCGAGAACGTTCATCCCGCCAACCCCAGCTTGCATTCAGGCCGCGCCCCATGCCTGAGCAGATCGCAATAATCGCAAGCCCAGCGCTCACCAGAATTGGTGATGACGCATCGCGCGGGACGATGCGTCGAGGCTTTGCGCAGAAATCGCGCGTCAGACGCCAGGGAAGCCTGCGCAGCAGCAGAAAGCGGCTTTATGGGGGGAACTGTGTATCGAGGGATTTTGGCCATGGGCGTGCGTCCTTCGCCCGGCTAATGTGGCCAGAGCGGATAATATGGGATCTGCTGAGAATGGAGGCTGGAAAGCTCGCGGCAATCCAGCCTCCCGACGCTTACGCCGCGCGCGTCTTCCAGGGCTTGTCCTGCGCCGCCGGAGCAGGCTTGGCGGCCGGAGCGGGCTGGCGGGCCTGCTGGGCGGGTGCCGACTTCACCGCGGTCTCGCCGGGCTTGTGGTAGCGCTTGATGACGTTCTTCGGCCCATAGGTAGCATCAGCCTTGACGCCGAGCGTTGCCTCGAACGGGGCGAAGAGCAGGTCTTCGGTCTCGTCGATTGACGGGCGCCCCATGGCAATGCACAGGTCGGCAAGCTCACGCCGGCCGATCTTCTCGGCTTCCGCGCTGGCGTTCTCGATATTGATGAAGCCCCAGATCTTCCGGTTTTCATATTGGCCGGCGACGATCTGGCAGGTGAATTTCAGGCCCTTCCCGCTCTTCGTCGGAATGACATCGGCTTCCGTGACCTGAAGCGTCACGCGGGTGCCGGCGGGGATGACGGTGAATTCGCCGCGCTCGCTCTCGGGCACGTCGTTGGCGTCAAAAGTGTATCCAAGCTGAGACATGTTTTTATTCCTGCTTTCCTGTGCCGACATTATCGGCTGAGATGATTGGGAACTGGTTACGCGGCCTTCTTCGCGTCCGGCAGATATCGCGCCAGCGAGGAGATGTGCGGCGCGAGCGCCGCAAAGCCCTCGCCCCTGCGATACAGGATCTTCTCCGGCATCGAATAGCGATTGCCGGCAACGAAAGCCGGACGTCCTTCGGTGTGAATCCAGCGCGTTGACCCGCCCTTGCCGATCACCCGATTGTTGTGTTTGTTTTTCGGGTCTTCCTTCTCGACCGTGACATCCTTCTTGATGAAGAGGATGGCGTCCATTTCGCGCTTGATGCGCGCCGCGGCGGAAACCTTCTCGGCATCCTGCAATGCAACATCGAACATCGAATAGGACTGCGTTTCCGGATCGCCGAAATTCTTGGTCAGCGAATGACCGAGCAAGACAACGGACATCCCCTTGTCGGTGCGCAAGTCGTTGAGCGCGCTGAGCGCCTGTTCCCAGATCGGGATCGCCAGCTTGTAGCCCTTGCCGAAACCGAAATCCTCGATATGCCCGACGCCGTCGCCGATGCGGCAGACTTCCGGCCAGATCACACGGCTTTCCAGACTGGACGTTGAGTCGATCACGACTGTCTTGAAATCGTGGTCGTCGCTGTAGAGGACGCCGATCGCTTCGAGGAATTCGGCGTAATTGCCAATATCCCAGCCGTGCAGCTCCAGACCTTCCGAGGGTCCGCATTCAATTCGCAGGAAAACAGGATCAGGGAACTCCGCGGCAAGCGATGTCTTTCCAATCTTTTCCGGCCCATAAATCAGCAAACGTGGAGGCAAATCCGACGCTCTGACGGTCTTCAATGTCGATAGGCTGATGTTTGACATTCCTTCTTTCCTTCTTTCACCACTCTTCTGCTCTTCACTTCTTCTCTTTGCTTCGTGTGCGCCGCGCACTTATCCCGGCAAACAACCCCCTGCGGGACATGGCGTTACTGACGCTTTTGATC